GAACCGGCTTGGCCGGAGCGGTGGGTTTTGCTTGTTTTTCGGCGTTGACCGCAGCCGACCGGGCGCGCAGGTCGATGCCGGCCAGGCGCAGCGCGGCCAGGGCGTATTTCCAGCAGTCGAGCGCCTCGTTTCTTGGCCGGGTTTGCACCCATTCGGCGTAGGGGCGGGTGCCGCGCATCTTGGTGACGAGCTTTTCGGCGGTGAGCTGGGCGAAGTATTCGTCGTCGAAGGACGGATCGGCCGGAAAGTGGATGTAGGCCGGGCCGGGTGCGGCTATCTTGAGGCGGGAATAGATCAGCGCCTTGGCCTGGTCGTCGCCGACCAGGTGCACCAGGATGCCCTTCTTTCGCTGGCGGCGCAGGCGCTGGCGGCGGGCCTTGTCGTCTTCGACGATGGGTACGCCCGGCCCTGCCCTGCCCTTGACGGCGAAGGCCCAGCGGCGATTTTCCACCCAAGCATAGACCATGCTGGTGTTGTAGCCGGAGTCGACCGCCACGGCATCGGGCGCCCAATGGGCGAGCTCTTCGGCGAGGCTGGCCCAGACTTCGGGCTGCGCGGTGTCGCCGGGGATGATGAGGTGATCCATCGTCCAGGCTTCTTCGCCGGCATCCCAATCGACGATGGTGGCTTCGAGGCGGTCTTTCTGCACGTCGACACCGGCGGTGCGGGCAAGGCTCTTGGGCTTTTCTTCGTATTGCTCCAAACGGGCGAGCAGGCCGACCGGCTCGACGTGGTCGCCCTGCTCTTCCCAGCATTCGCCGAGGTGGGTGTTGATGAAGGTGCGCAGGGTGCCGGGCGACTTGACGGCGCTGTGCCATTCGCGCGCCAGGTCGGCCCAGCTCGGGCCGAGGCCGATTGGCGCGTACAAGGCGCTGATGTGGTAGCCGCGCGTGCTGCGCTCTGGGTGGGCGGCGATCCAGCGGCCGGCGGCGAGGATGGCCGGCTTGTGGTGCTCGTAGATTTCGCCGTGGCAGTGGGCGCAGACGTAGAAGGCTTCGAGGCGTTCCCCTTCGCCGCGCCACTTGATGCCATGCTCTGACTCCGGCCCGCCCCATTCGAGCGCCTGGTATTCGCCGCAGCTCGGGCAGGGGACGAAGTAGCGGCGCTGGTCGGATTCGGCGTGGCCGCGCTCGATCATGCTTTCGCCCTTGACGGTGGGCGTCGAGATGAACAGCCGCTTGGCGCGGGCGAAGGCCTTGGTGCGGCCCTTGGCCAGCGCCACCGGGTCGCCTTCATCGCCGACTTCGCCGGGGAAGCGGTCAAGGTCGTCCATGATCAGGTAGCGCACTGAGCGCTGCGCGTAGGAATTCGGCGAGTTGCCGCCGGCCAGGAACAGCACGCCGCCGGGGAAATCGATCATGTCCTTGCTGTTGGCCGCGTCGCGCGAACGCTGGCCGCCGAGCAGGTCGCGGATGACCGGGGTTTCCTGCAGCAGCGGGTTGAGCTTCTGCGCCTTCCAGGCGTCGCGGCTATCCAGCGTCGGCATCAGCACCATCACCGGCGCCGGGGCGTGGTCGAAGGTGTAGCCGAGGAAATTGACGGTGGCCTCGGTGACGCCGACCTGCGAGGACTTCATGACCCAGACGTCGGTGACGCGCGACGACGCCGACAGGCAGTCCATGATCTCGCGCAGGATCGGGTTGCGCGCCGTCCGCCACCGCCCGCGCTCGCCCGCCTGCTTGCCGGAGAGAACGCGGTGGTCGTCGGCCCACTGCGACACGGTCAGCGTGCGGCGCGGGGCCAGCGCGGTAGCGATGACCGACAGGCAGTGTGGGAGGGCGCGGGGAAGGGAGCGCATTTAGGCGGATACTTTCGGGCGAAGAATGAATGCGGCGATATGCCGCCCCGTTCCTTTCCCTTTGGATCCGTCCTCTGTTGCGCACCATTTCACGTCGCCGAGGTTGCGAACGTCTTGCGCGCCAGTTGCTGCAAGCATCATCAATACCCACTTATCAACGGGGTAAACGACAACTGATAGGTTTCCTTTCTGTTGCTCTTCTATGGCCTTTCGCATCCATGCGGTCGGCCCTTTCTTCCGTCCTTGGTGAATAATCGAACCGAATGGCGGGTTGACATAGTTTCGCTTTCCCCAATTGCATGTCAGCCCGTCGAATCCTTCCGGTTTTGGGTATGGGCAAGGATCGAAATCGAAATCGAACTCTTCGTCCAGTTCGGCGTATAGATCAGGCGGTGTAAGCCAGTAGTGCTTCCCGTCGTCACCATTTCCGTCGCCAAATTTTGATCCGCTTATTTCTCCAGCAATGTCCTCATGGCGCATAAATAGCTGCGCTTGTTGACCGCTCGATTTTTCGTACAAATCGAACAGATTCTCGTGGAGAATTTTTGAAAACTCATTCCCGAGTGGTTGCTTATCATTCATAAAGCGATCAATAAAACTCACTGCTGCACCCCTTGCAGTTGCGCGATCTGCCGCTCAATCGCCACGCCAATGTCGTGCAGCACATTTCGGCAGGCGTCGGTCAGCACAGCGTGGGTTTCGTTGAGGTCGGTCACGGCGCAGAGCACCGGGGCGGTCTGGTCGGGGAAAACGTCCATCGCGGCGCGCACGCTGGCGCCGAGGAACTTCATGGCGGCATCCACATCCTCGCGGGCGATCAGGTTGCCGGCCATTTGCGCGGCTTTCATTTCTTCCTGGTCGGCCTGGGCGGACTCCTTGCGCGTCTTGGCGTCGACCAGGCGCTCGGGGTCCGTACTTTCAGAATCGCGTTTTGGCGCGTTTTCCGGCGTCGACCGTACCTGTGCATCGCCCTGCCCTGCGTTCGCGCCACGGCGGCGCGCGGCGGCGTGCCGGCGGGCCACATCGAAGCGGCCGGATTGGGTGGCTTCGATCAGGGCCAGCGATTCGCCGACCTTGACGCGGGCGGTGCGCCCTTCGCCGTCGAGTACCAGGCGCCCGGCCTTGGCCAGCGCGGTGATGTAGGACGGGGCGAGGCCGAGGTGGGCGGCGAAGGCGCTTTTGCTGAGGACGGCCGGAAGCGGGGTTTCCTCGGTCATTGTTTTGTTCTTTCAGGCAACGAAAGGAGGGAGGGCGCGCGCGATGCGAACGGCGTACACCGGGCGTACACTATCACGAACACCTGTGAACCCGCATGAACAGGGCGAGCGAACAGGCGTACACCACATTCACGTACACGGGAGCAATTTGTGCGCGCGATTGGGTGATGGTGAGAGCGTTCACGTTTTCGCGTGTACGTGCGGGATATGGTGTACGCCTGTTCGCTTGCCCTGTTGGCAATGGTTTGCGGGCGTTCGCTCCGGTGTTCGCGCGGTGTACGCTGTTCGCTCATGGGTGGTCGCCCAGCGCGTCGCGGAAGGCGAAAAAACAGCCGCCCAGCCATTTGGCGTCGGTGTCGCCTTCTTTTTTGCGGTAGTCGGTATCCATCCCGAGCTTTGCGCCGGCGTTGAGGACGTCGGCGCTTGGGATGATGAAGCGCCAGCGGACCTTGCTGCGGTCGTCGTGCAGGTTGTCCAGGCGATCCTTGAGGCCGCGCCACCAGCCGGGCAGCTTGGCGATCTCGGAAATGAACTGGTTTGATTCGCGCGGGTTGCGCACGCCGTTGTCGCGGCACCAGCGGGTGTATGCGGTGTATAGGTCGGATGATCCGCAGGGGCAGACGGGCAGGCGCTTGCCGTGAAAGTAGATGTCGCCGCCTAGCCATTCGCTGATGAAGCGCTGGGCGTTGCCGCTGCTGACGGCGATCAGGTCGGCCTTGGCCTGCGTCATCGGCGGCTTGGTGTGTTCGTCGAAGTCGCCGAGGTCGAGATTCTTCAGGTAGTGGTGCAGCGCGGCGCCACCGCCGGCCTTGAGTTCATCGCGCACCGCGTGGTAGCTCTCTTCTTCCAGCTTCATCGGGGTCCAGATGACGAAGTGGCGGCGGTCGTCCGGGTCGATGGGCAGCGGCTGGGTTTCGTTCGACAGATAGACGATGTTGCAGTGGTTCTTTTCGTCGTGGGCAGCCACCGTTTTCGGGTTGATCCGTATCCATTCGCCGGTGACGAATGACTTGAGCTTGTTCTTGACGTGGTACAGCTCCTGGCGGGCGACCACTTCGTCGGCGATCATGAACAGCTTGCGCGAGGCCCAGTCGTTGAACTGGCTTTCGATGGCGGCCTGGTCAATGATGCGGCCGTATTCGCCATAGATGGCCATGATTGTTTCGAAGAACAGGTTCTTGCCGGTACCCTGCAGGCCGTGGAAGATCAGCGCGGTGCGCATCTTGGCGCCGGGGTGCTGAATCGGGTAGGCCAGCCAGCGCAGCACCCAGGTGTAAAGGTCCGGGTTGTTGCTTTCATTCGCCATCAGCAGGCGCAGCAGCAGCAGCAGTTGCGTGCAGTCGCCCTCCTTCGGCTCGGTCGGCCAGCCGCCCCACAGGTTGCACTTGATGGCGGAGTCGGTGCCGGCCGGGTCGAAGCCGACCTCGGCGAGGCGCACGACCTGGCGGTCGTCGCGCAGCTTCCATTCGCGCCAGCCGTGGTCAGGGATGATGTCGAGCACATCGGACTTCGGCACCAGCAAATGTTCCTGGTGATCGAACAGCGTGCCCTTGCCGCCGTAGATCAGGGCGAAGCGTTCGCAGGCCTCGCCCACCGATAGCAGCGAGATGAGTTTTTCCTTGGCGGGCGCTTCCCCCTGCCCCCCCGCATGCGCCGCCCGCGCGGGCGCGGACTGCCAACCCAGTTCCCGGAGGCGGGCCTCTACCTGCTCGCGGACGACGTGCAGACCTTCCTTGAGGTGCAGGTCGTTGAAGTCGGTGCCGTCCTTCTTTTCACGGCGTTCTTCAGTAAAAATTGGGGCGATGTACTGCGCGCCGTGGGCAGCGGCGGCCAGCCGGGCGGCTTCGATGCCGGGGTTGCCTTCGGTGGCGAAGTCGTCGTCGGCGCAGATGAGCAGGTTGCAGCGGTATTTTTTGGCCAGGTCGGCAACGACTGGCTTCAGCGAACCGGCGTCGAAGGCGACGGCGACCGGCAGGCCGGTGGCTTCGTGCAGCGAGGCAGCGGTGGCGTAACCTTCGGCGACAAGCAGCAGGCCGCGCGGGGTGCCGCCGATCAGGTGGCAGGCGCCGACCTTGTCCATGCCGGACGGCCAGTATTGCTTTTCCAGCTTGTTGCCGCGATCCTTGCCGCGGATAAGCTGCAGGCCGACCAGGCGGCCGTCGCGCAGCATGGGGATGGCCAGCGTGTCGTCGCCATCCGGCGAGTAGCGCACACCGTATCCGGAAACGCCCTTGCGCTTGAGGTAGGATGATTCGACGGTCGGTGCGGTGACGAAGCGGCGCCATTCGGCGTCGGCCTGGTCGGCGGCCTTGCTGGCTTCGGTGGCGCGCTGCGCCTTGGCGCGCTTGGCCTGATCAGCCTGGCGCTGCTTGATGGCGGCGGATTCTTCGGCGGTGAGCGCCGGGCGGCCGGTGCGATCGAGCTTGAGCGCGATCTTGCCATCGTCGTTGCCGTGCCAGATGCCGAAGGCGCCGATGATGCAGCGCTCGAGCTTGCCGTCGTGGTCGGGCAGGTCGATGGTCGACAGCCAATACCAGCCGCGCTGCTCGCGGGCGTCGTCCTCGGTGTTGCAGCGCACCGGGGCGTTAGAGTCGACCACCAGCCCGCCGATGTAATACCCGCCCCGCTCGCCCTTGACCGTGCCCGGCAACAGGCTATGCCCGGTCATCTGCTCGAGGACGTGATCGTAGTTGGCGGCGGTCATCGGGCGGTACTCAGCGCGTTGGCCAGGGCGGCGGCGAATTCGCGGTCCCATTCGCGGGCGACGATCTTCGCGGCCTTTCCGTGAAGATCAAAGCGCGCCCGGTAGCGCGCCGTATGGACCGGAAAGACGACGAGCGGAATGAGGCGGCCCGGCACCGCCTTGTAGATTCCACGCGGCAATTTGCGGCCGCCCTGGTCGGTCGGATCTCCGTAAAATAGTTCCACGTTGCGGCTGACCTTGACCCGGCGCGACTGCACCTTGGTCAGCTTTCGTTCCTTGCGGGCGACGGCGACCATCTTGCCGATGATGCCTTTCGGGATATTGCCGAATTCGTTTAGGTTGATCGTCGCAGGCAGCTTGAGTCCAGCGAGGCCTGGATTGCGCGTGCCGCCCTCGATCTGATACGCCATGTACTTCGCCTGCGCCCGGCGGAAACCGACCGTTACCGCCAGCCGGTCCTTGCGGGCTCCGGCGCCAAGGATCGCCACGCCGCGCTTGGTGAATGGCACCGGCCGATCAATGGCGCGCTCGATCTCGGCCGGCATCGCCTCGACCACTTTGGTCGCCGTCGCGTTCAACGCCCGGCTCGCGGCATAGGCCACCTGGCCACCGAGGCCGGCGAGGTGTGCCTTGACGGCATCAATGCCGCGAACGTCCACGCTGATTTTCATTTTGTTGTTCCCTCCCGTCGCCGAGGCATGGTACCGACCTCGACCCCGTTTTCTTTGGCGTAAAACGTGTCGCTTCCCTGCATCCCACGCCGGATCTGCGCATCAATCTCAACGCGCCCGAAAGCCTCGCGCATCTGGTCGATGAATGAAGCAGTCACCGGCATGTCATCCCTGAGATTTCTTTTCACTATGCGAAATATCCACACCCTAAGAATTCATCGCACCGCGAATGACCCGCATTGGAGAAGGCTGGGGAGGACCCGTGAATCTGGATCGCGCCGTTGTTTTTGTTCATCCGAACTTCTCCAAGTGGGGAGCGGGGTTTGTTGTCAATCACCCGGTTCGTCAAACGACCGGAGCATCCACCAGATGAAGGCGCAGTAGGCTGCGGCGGCAGTCACGGAAAAGACGGGGTGCGCCGCCACCCATTCGAAGCCGACCATTCCCCTAGCCTCCCGATGCTGCCGTGGCGCTTCCCTCGCGCCGGGTCAGGCGCGTGACTAAAGTAGCATTGTGTATTTCGCGGAGCGCCCATTCATGCAGCACGGTGCGGATGACCTCGGACTTGTCGATATTCGTGGCGCGGGCGTGCGCCTCGAGCACCTGGTTCGTCTCTTCGGTCACGCGGCACCGCACGTCGATCAATTCAGCCATGTGGAAAACCAGCTCCATAGAGGCATCCTGTTTTTGTTTTTCGCGGAAAAAAACCCGCCACGGCACGGGGCCGCGGCGG